GATTTAATAACACCAGAGCAGGAAGCTCGCACATGGCGTGACGCAGAACTGGCTCGCACTGACGTAGCCGCTACCGTTTCTGATTACCCTAATGCAGATGCTGTTTTGGCTTATCGGGCTGCTCTGCGTGACTGGCCGTCCACAGACTCATTCCCTGATACACGACCGGAGCTAGGGTAATTAAAAAGGGCTAAAGCTCGAACCAAAAATAGGTATTTCAATATGCAAGAGGAAGCCAAGACAGTTATGGATTCAGTGGCCGTAGGCGGCACAGTTGCCACATTGGCCGGCTGGCTTCCTGCGGTAGCGAGTTTATTCACTATCATCTGGCTGGCGCTGCGTATTTGGGAATCCGACACGGTTCAGAAACTCGTTAACAGAGATGCCTGATGGAAACATGGGAGGTTCTTGTCTCAGGCTGGCCCATTGCTGCTGGCATATTTGTACTTGTGCTAACGATTGGCAAGATCCTGAACCGTTTAGAAGTTTTAGAAGCCAAGATGATTGAAGCATGGAAGGCGATTAACGAGTTGATCCGCAAATGATGCAAGCACTGATCGGGCCGATCACTAATTTAGTCGGCGGCTGGTTGAACAACAAAGCTGAAGAGAAGCAGGCTAAGCATCAAGCCAAACTCCTGGTCATCAGCAACAATGCTGACTGGGAATCCAAGATGGCAAATGCTTCCAGCATGTCTTGGAAAGACGAGTTTTGGACATGTGTTTTAGCGCTGCCCTTGCTCGCGATTTTCTGGGGCGTTATGACCGACAACACTGATGTCATTGAACGTGTCCGGTTAGGTTTTCAAGTTATGTCTGAGCTAGATGACTGGTACACGTATCTTCTGTTCTTAGCAATAAGCGCCAGCTTTGGCATTCGAGGCGCGGACAAACTTATGAGCCTAAGAAAATGAAATTTTTTCACGAGGATGAATTTAGATGCCAGCATTGCGGATCGTTGTCTGGTATGGACTGGGATTTCGCGCGTGAAATAGATTCCTTGAGAGAGCGGGTAGGTTTTCCGCTCATTATCTCGTCGGCCTACAGGTGCAGCGAGCATCCTATTGAGGCGCGCAAAGATAAGCCAGGATCACACAATACTGGGCGTGCAGTAGATGTGGCAGTGACCGGCGAGCAAGCGCTAAAAGTTATTCACGCGGCTTTAGACTCAGGATTCAAAAGAGTAGGCGTGCAGCAAAAAGGATCTGGGCGATTCATTCACCTGGACAAAGCGCATGGTTTTCCTGAGCCGGCAATCTGGAGTTACTAAATGGGATTAATGGCTTTAAGAATACCGCCTGGCGTACATAAGAACGGCACTGACTACCAGCAAAGTGGCGTCTGGAATGACAGCAACTTGATACGCTGGTACGAAGGAAGCCTTCAGCCGATAGGCGGTTGGCGTAAGCGCACATCCGTAGCCATGACCGGCGCTTGCAGAAAGATTATTAGCTATCGCGACAACAGCGACAACAGAAGAACGGTTGCCGGTACGAGCAGTAAGCTTTATGCAATCGACGAGTCGAATCTTCTGCACGACATTACTCCGGCTGGCTTTACAGCGGGCGCTGACAACGCGGTACAGAATTTAGGGTGGGGCGGATTAACCTGGGGCTTGAGCTCATGGGGAACGACTCGTCCAGACACCGGGCCGTATGTGCCTGCAACCACTTGGTCGATCGATACTTGGGGCGAATACGCAATCGGATGTTCCAGCTCTGACGGCAAGATTTATCAGTGGACAAGTAACACCGGCACCGCAGCAGCAGTATTAAGCAACGCGCCAATTGACAACACAGCCATCATCACCACGGATGAAAGATTCGTTTTCGCGCTGGGCGCCGGCGGCGAAGGCGACCGAGTAGAATGGTGCGATCAAGAAAACAATAATGTTTGGGCGGCAACAGCGACCAACCAGGCTGGCGGATTCACGCTCACGACAAGCGGCAACATTATCGCGGCAGAACAACTGCGCGGCGAGACGCTAATACTAACAACGACAGATGCGCACGTTGCTCGATACCAGGGGCCACCCTTCGTGTTCGGCTTTCAAAGAGTCGGCACAGGTTGCGGTGTTGCCTCAAGCAACGCCTGCGTAAAAGCAGACAGCTTCGCAATTTGGATGGGGAAAAACGCTTTCTTCGTCTACGACGGCGGCGTCAGAAGCCTGCCCAGCACGGTAGGTGATTTCGTCTTCAACAATTTGAACGAAGCGCAGCGTTCGAAAATTTACGGCGTGCTCAACAGCAAGTTTTCAGAGGTCGTCTGGTTTTATCCAAGCAATGACAGTATCGAAAATGACAGCTATGTCACATACAACTACAAGGAAAAATTCTGGACGGTCGGGACTTTAGTTAGGACTGCGGGTGTAGATGTCGGTGAGTTTATTTTTCCAAATTACGTAGGCTCAGATGGCTATGTTTATGAGCATGAGGTCGGCTTCGATTACGACAATGCGACAGTTTTCGCAGAGAGCGGCCCGGTCGAAATCGGGCAAGGTGATCGAGTAGCCGTCGCCAAAAATTTGATTCCTGACGAGAAGACGCAAGGGGATGTTTCGGCAACGTTTAGGACAAGAAGCTACCCGAATGCCGCTGAGACTGAGCATGGGCCTTACACGCTCGCGAACCCGACCTCCGTACGATTTCAAGGTCGGCAAATTAGCATGCGCGTGACAGGCGAGCGGCAAACAGATTGGCGAGTCGGCGTGATGCGATTGGACGTTGTACCAGGTAGCGCTAGATGATTTTACCGACGGCTCCACAACGATATGACGAGATTACTTTCAGCAAAACTAATTTGTTGATCGAGCAGGCGGATGGCCTTAACCACAAGAAAAACCAAGATGTTGAGGTTGGCGCGGCTCGTCTAATTCTAAGGGCGCCAAACGGCGCTCGCTACAGCATCACAGTCGATAACTCGGGGAACTTAGGGGCAACAGCGATATGAATGCTAAAGAAGCATTAGCGGCGCCCAGCACGCTAGAAGCTATGCTGCCGTATCGGATGATGCTCGAACGTGCGCTTGAGTTTGCCGGCGGCACGCACTTGTTTGAAGATATCGTCGAGGCTGTTAATGAGGGTCGTATGCACTTTTGGCCCGCAGAAAAAAGCTGTGTTGTAACCGAGGTGGTTTGCTATCCGCGGGCTAGAGCTATCCATATCTTTTTGGCGGCAGGCGACTTGATGGAAATAAAAGATATGGATGAAACCTTTCAAGAATTTGGCCGAGCATTAGATGCCAAATTTATTACGTTGTCCGGCCGCAAAGGATGGATAAAAGCGCTCGATGATATCGGCTACGAAGTAAGCCATGTGAGCATGTACAAGGAGATTGAAGATGGCAACAAGTAAAGGTGGCGGAGGCGGCGGCAAAGGCGGATCGGTCACTCCTGTTGGCGGCGGATATAACGGAGGAAATCAATACGGGACGGGTTATTACAACCCGCAGCCTCAATTGCCGCCAACGCCCTACAACCCGATGATGGACGTTTACGGATCTTCCAACAATGTCATGCAGCCAATGTCAGGTTACTACAATCAATATCCTGCCGGCGGAAGCAATTATCAGCCTTATCAGCCACCGATTTATGAACCGACACCGATGCCTAGTCCTGCTCCAGCACCGAATCCTGGAACCGGCCCAAGAGGGGGGCAGGGCGGGAACACTGGACTCCCCATCGGCTCAGGACCGGGTACTGATTTCAACAATTACAACATGAACGATATTGCCAATGCGGTTACGCAATCGACGTTTGGCAATTATCAACCTATATATCAAAACAATTTCCAACAATATGCAGCCCCAGCGCCGGCGCAGCAGATGCAAATGCCGATTCTCGACGCGGCCTCTAATGCAGGGTTTGGCGGGTACGATCAAAACGCAAGGGCAACGATGTATGCGCCACCTATGTATAATTTTGGAGGGTATTATTAATGAGCTTCGGTAAAAGCAAAAACGAAAGTAGCCAATCAATGGACCCCCAAATCAAGGGGGCGTTGATGAACGTATTCCAGACAGGTCAAGCCCTGTCTCGAACGCCCTACAATCCTTACCAGAACGCGACTGTGGCGCCGATGAGTCCTTTCCAGCAGCAGGGAATGCAGGCAACATTGGACGCTTCTAGAGCAGGGATTGGTCAAGATCAGATGCGGCAAGCTATACAGGCTGCTCAAGGTGTTAGCGCATATCAACCTTCAAACGTCCGAGCTGGATACGTTGGACCTCAAAACCGCGTTCGAAATATTAGTGGCGGCATGGCAGGCGGTCAAGAAACAGTGGGTGCTGGTTTAGCAGGCGGCCAAGAAAGGGTGGGTGCTAGAGATATCGGCACAACATTTTTGGGTCAAGATGCAAAAGTCGGCAGTATAAATACTGGCGTAAATGCTGGAGATGTTCAGGCCAGATCGGCAAACGAAATGTTCCGCGAAAGCGGCGTTAATGTGGGCAACGTTAACACGAATATCGGCTTTGACCGCGTTAACTCGGCAACAGTCAATGCCCCCCGCCGCATTCAAGAACAGCAGCAAACCTCCCGGGACATCGGCCCTCTCGGGTTACTCGGCCCAGGAGTATCGACTAGGGATGCGCAACAAATCCAAGCGCCTAGATCTGTTGCCGCCGGGCGGGTGACTGCAAGAGATGTTGGCGGCGTAAACGCTGTAAATGTCCGTGAAATTAATCCACAAACAGTCGCCGCAAATAATGTAAACGCAGAGCGCATCGGCGCGGCTCAATTTAAGGATGCCAATCTAGACGACTACATGAACCCGTATCAGACTGGGGTGATCGACAGCGCGCTAGGCGACATCGAACGCGCTCGAAAAATGCAGCAGAATCAGAATGCTTCTCGAGCAGTTTCAGCAGGCGCATTTGGCGGAGACAGGGCAGCAATTGTTGACGCAGAAACCAACAGGGCAGCACTAGAGCAATCAGCTAAAACTGCCTCGGCTCTAAGATCGCAAGGCTTCGAGTCGGCTGCGCGACTTGCCGAGGCAGACCTGGCTAGAAGGTCTGACGCATCGCGAGCAAATCAACAGTTTAATATGCAAGGTCAGTTAGCTAACCAGCAAAGTGGTCTAGCAGCTAGCCAGGCGAACGCACAGCTTGGTCTGCAAGGTCAAACAGAAGCAGCGCGACTCGGCTTGCAGTCAGGGTTGAGTGCGCAAGACGCCAACATGCAAGCGGCTCTCGCAAACCAGCAAGCTGGACTATCAGCAAGCACATCGAATGCTGATTTGGGTTTGCGAGCTCAGCTAGCTAATCAACAAGCCGATTTAAAAGCGGCTCTCGCAAATCAACAGGCCAGCATTTCAGATGCAGATCGATCATTGCGCGGCGGTCAGATTAACCAAGATGCTAGCTTGCAGGCGCGCCAGCAAGACTTGCAGCGCATGATGAGCAATCAAGATTCTCAGCAAGCTTTTGCGCTCGCGAATCAGGCTCAAAATATGAGCGCTCAGCAAATCAACGCGCAGAACAATTTGTCGCGACAGCAAATGAATCAGGACGCCGGCTTGCGATCGCAGCTAGCCAATCAGCAAGCTCAGTTAACAGCCGGTCAGGCTGCAAATCAAGGGCTGTTGCAGTCTCAGGCTCTCGGCGTTGATGCGGGGCAAAGCAATCAATCGGCCAACCTTCAAGCTCAGCAACTAGCAAATGCTGCTGCGCAGGCTAATCGTGATCGAGACTTGCAGGGACAGTTGGCAAACCAGCAAACATCGATCGACGAGCAAAGACTTCGAAATCAGGGGCTCATGCAAACCCAGTCGTTGGGAGCAAATGCAAGCCAAGCGAATCAAGCCAATCAATTTGCGAGACAACAACTTGGTAGCCAGGCAGCTCAGGCAAACCAGCAAGCGCAAATGCAAGCGGCCCTTGCGAATCAAGCTAACGCCCAGCGGTATGGTTTTCAAGATCAAGATGCTGCAATGCGAGCCGCTCTTGCAAATCAGGCAAACGCTCAACGATATGGTTTTCAGAATCAAGACGCTGCGATGCAAGCGGCGCTTGCTAATCAGCAAATGGGCTTCAATCAAAACCAGCAAAATATCGACCGTCAATTTGGCAACGTTGATAATAGAATGCGAGCTCAGTTGGCAAATCAAAACGCTGGTTTGCAGGGTGCTCAGCAGAGATTGGCAGGCGCCGGGATGCTTGGTCAGTTAGGCCAAGATCAGCGTGCGATGACGTTTGCAGATGCTCAGCAGATGCAGGGTGTGGGTAATCAACAGCGGCAGTTTGCGCAGCAGATAATGGATGACCAATATCGTCGATTCCAAGAGCAGCAGAACTACCCTTTCAGGATGTTTGATGTTCTGCGTAGCGGCGCCGGCATGTTGCCTAACCCGACAATGAGCAGCTCAAGCGGTCGAAGTACTAATTTAGGAATCTAATCATGTTTAGCATGGGTAACTTGATACAAAATGTCTTGGCCAAAAAGTTAGGCGATAAGATGGGGGATTTATCGAACGCTGCTGATTTGGGAGCATCTTTACTTGATGACCCGTCGCAGATCGGCGGCATGCTAAAAGATCAAATCATGAATCGACCG